GAGGCCAAAGCCTTGCGGGACGCAGCCCTCGAGCGCCAACATCAGGTCGCTAGCGAGACAGTTGAAAAGATATGGACAGGCGCACAAGCAGCGCTCCCAGATCACCCCTACCTAGCCAAAAAGGGCATTGGCGTGCATGGTGCTCGAGCCACAGGTGATGGCCGCTTGGTAGTTCCGCTGTACGATGCAGACGGCACATTGTCTAGCCTGCAATACATTGACCACGAAGGCGGCAAACTGTACCACGCTGGTGGGCAGACTGGTGGCAAATATTGGGTGGTAGGCTCATCAGATGATCCTGGCACGCTGTACGTTGCTGAAGGCTTTGCCACCGCGGCCACCATCTTTGAAGCCACAAACCGGCCTTGCGTAGTGGCCTACAGCGCCAGCAACTTGGTGCCGGTGACCGGCAGTTTGCGAGAAAAGCACGGCATTATGCAAGACATTGTGATTGTGGCTGACCATGACCAATCCGGCGTTGGTCAACGTTATGCAGAACAAGCATCAGCCAAGTACGGCGCACGCATGGTGATGCCCCCGATTCTCGGTGATGCCAACGATTATGCCCAAGCGGGGCACAATTTGGCCGCACTGCTTATGCCACCAGCAAATGACTGGCTGATCCCCGCAGACGAATTTTCAGCCCAACCCAGCCCCATTTCATGGCTTGTCAAGCGCTGGATTCAGTCCCAAGCCTTGGTCATGGTTCACGGCCCATCAGGCGGTGGCAAGACCTTTGTGGTGCTGGACTGGTGCCTACGCATGGCAAGCGGCATAGAAATCTGGGCAGGCCACAAGGTACGCCAAGGCAATGTGGTCTATCTGGCCGGAGAAGGCCACCACGGCCTGCGAGGCAGGGTAGCAGCGTGGAAACACCACAACAAGGCTGGACGCCTCAATATGTGGCTATCTAAGGACGGCTGTGACCTCAACACCCCCATTGGCTACCTCAAGGTGGTAGAACAGGTCAGGATGCTCAAAGACCGGCCAAGCGTGATAGTGGTCGATACCCTGCACCGATTCTTGGCCGGAGACGAGAACAGCGCCCAAGACGCCAAGACCATGCTGGACGCTTGCTCCAGCCTGATGATGGAGTTTGACTGCTCAGTCATCCTAGTGCACCACACAGGCGTGTCAGACGAGGCTCAGCACCGCGCCCGAGGCTCAAGCGCTTGGCGAGGCGCTCTGGACATTGAGATCAGCATAGTGCCAGGTAAAGACGATCAGCCCATGCAAATCGTTCAGCGCAAGTCCAAAGACGCTGAATTGGCCGAAACCGTGTTCGTAGAACTCCAGCAAGTGACCATCCCCGCGTGGTATGACGAGGACAACCAACCCGTCACCAGCGCAGTCATTGTGCAAGCCCAGACCCCCATCGCCACCAAAAAAGACAGCAAGATCGATAGCCACCGCAAAGCCTTTGAAAACGCTTGGTGGGGCACTGGTGCTGAAATTCGTGATGGTTTACCCTACATCAGCCGGTCAGCATTGAAGGACAAACTGGCCTCAGATGGGCGCAAACCACGCACCATTGAGAACGATCTGAGCGCAGCGTATCCAGATAAATTGATCGGTGCGCTTATTGTTTCTGAGATCATTAGCCCGCTGGAACATGGCTGGATTGTGGTGGACGAGGTGCAATCGAGCGCCATGTTGGTGCGAAAAGGTGGGTGATTTCAAGCCCCCTAGCCCCCTGAAGTCCCCTTTAGGGGGATTGAGGGTTAGGGGGCAAAACGCTCGAAAAGCCCCCTCCCCTCCCCTCACACCCTTTAGGGTGAGGGGGTTAGGGGGCATCGATGCGGCGAGGATTTGGGGTGGAATTATAAATTGGAGAAGTAAGTGGACGCTAACATGCAAAACGAAGTGGTGACCAAACATGCTGGTGGTAGGCCGGTGATTTTTGGGATTGACAATCCGTGCTGGTTTGAAATCTGCAAACAGATTTCTGAGGGCAAGAGCTTGAGCACTGCGTTGAAGTCCGATGGGATGCCGTCTTATCGATCAGCCTTGATGATGCTTCAAACCAATCTGGAATTCAGGACGATGTACGAGAAGGCCATAGAAAGCCGTGCAGACCGTCTTGCTGAGGAAATACTGGAGCTGGCGGATGAGGCCATACCGGCGAATCTTGATGGGCCTTCAAAGAGCGCTTGGGTGCAGCAAAAGCGTTTGCAAGTCGATACGAGGAAATGGGTGGCTGCTAAGCTCAAGCCAAAGGTCTATGGGGATCGAATCGATGTCTCGGTGACTGATACCCGCATCAGCGTCTCTGATGCGCTTAAAGAGGCCAAGCAGCGCGTTCTTACCGATGAGAGCAATATCGTTGATGTGGCGGTTAAAGAGATGGTGGGCAAGGAATAGGCAAGGTTATGCGCTTTACGCATGGATTCTGCGGAACTACGCGTATGCGCGGCATGTCAGGGTTAACCCTAGCAAAAGCCCCGTGCAGTGTTCTACAGTGTCCATTATGTTAAGTCGGCAGTGAGTTACGCACAGGTTATACAGAGCTGAGTCGCCGGAATGCCAGTTATCCACAGGGCTAGGCGCATAACTTGCCTTTTGCCCTGTGCATAACCCCAAAAATGGCCTAAGTAAGCGCCCACTTACAAACGAGGGGGGCGGGTAGGGCCGAGCGCCGAGGGGTCACGGTGACGGTGCCCCCACGAACATTTTTATTTTATTTTTTAGAAATATGATTTACCATTGAGCCATGCCAATTAAGCAAAGACAAAGGGCAGCGCTATGATGTACAAATACGAGCCGCAGGCGCTGCAGCAGCTAGGCATGCAGCAACAGCCGTTTGATCCGTCTGCTGGCATTGGTGAGTTTGAGCGCCGTCAGTTTCTACCCTACAACCAACCAGAGCCGTTCGACCCCTCTGCGGGGATCGGGGAGTTTGAAGCTAGACAGCTCCAACCCTACAACCAGCAAGAACCGCAGCAGCCCCAAGCCTTGCAACAGATGGGCATGCGGCAGCAGTCGTATCAGCCACTGCCCCAAATGCCAGCCATGCAACCGCTTTTGCAACAATTCAGGACGCAGCAGCGCCCGTATCAATCGCCGTTTCAGCAGCGGTCAGGCCAGATGTCACCAGACGGCGCAATGGGCAATCGATCCGGTTCGGCCTACGGCTATAGCAACAACAGTTTGACTAGCCGACTAAACAATCTAGCCCCGTTAAACATGAACGCCTTAAACTTTAGCTACTAGATGCAGACAACAAATGCCGATAAACAACGCACTCACCCCTGAAGGCCAGAACGCGCTAGGTGCTGCGTTTGGGTACTACCCGCAGTTGAGGCGCAACCGAACTATCCAAGACCCCAGACTGGCCGCTGAGATGCCGTTGCAGTTTCTGCGGGGTAGGTTGGCGGGAACGCTGGGCTTGCCATCGGATGTGGCGAACCTGGTGCGTACCCCCATGCCAATGGAGATGTACGGTGATGTGGACTATGGCCCTCAGACGCAAGTGCCCTATGGCTCGCAAGAGTTGCTAAGGACGCTGCCACTACCCCCACAAGGCCCAGCGCAGTCAGCCGCGGCCAATGTTGGTGCGGCAGTGCCATTGACGCCAATGGAGGCATTGCAAGCTGCAAGGGCGGCTAGGCAGGCTGCACTGGCTGGGGGTAGGACGTTGGGGCCGACAGCAGCAAGGATGACTGAGGGGTACTTGCAGAGGCAGGGGTTGATGCCTGGGGTGCTACCGGCCGAAGGGCGCAGTGGCATTGGTGCGTTTGATCCGAGGTATGACCCAAGGGTTCTAGAGCAGGCCAGAATGCAGGCGATGACTCGTGACGTTCGGTTAGACCCAAATGTGCAAAATGCGCCGACTGTTTCACTGGCTGATTTTGAGGGCAGGCCGTTTATTACCAGCATGGCTGATAGGACGGCAGCTGGTGGCAAGCTGGTGGGCATTGACGATGTGGCGTTTAATCGGCCAGTGGAGATGCTTGGCGGTCAAGATTTTATGTTTCGCAATCCTGGTCTGGTGTGGTCATCTGGCACGGCGCCAGCAAAGGGATTGATGAAGTATGCTGATGAAATTAAAAAAATTACTGGGCAAGACCCGTTGTATATGCCTTATCGCATGGCTCCGACTGGCGGTGATTTTGCACAAATGACTGGCGAAACCATGTTGTCCTACGCTGACGCAGCTATGGGCAAAATGCAAAAGAAAAATTTTGACAGGTCTATTAAGAAATTTATTCCTGACTGGGCTGGCGTGTCTGATCCAGCAAGTGTGGCGCAGTTTAGGGCTGCACCAGACAGCAAGCGCAAGGCCATTAAGGCAATGATGGACAGGGATTTCCGCGATGAGGGCGGGTTAAATATTGGCAGCGCTAGGCTGGCGGTGTCTGACCCAGCGCAAATGGCCGCGCAAGAGGGCGGCATTCAAAATGTAGGCAAGATATTTGCAGGCCGTCCAATACTTAAATCAACCCACCCAGCTTATCCAGGCGGGGTGCAAGGCGAAGGCATTGGCACATTGGCTGAAGACCACAATATTTTTGAATTGTTGCCAGGGGTTGTCAAGGCTCGTGGCATTCCTGACCCAAAAAATCCAAGGCCATCGGATTTACGGGCGATGCAAATGCACCCTTACGCTGGCATCGTCACCAACGAGTTGCTCAAGCGTCTTGGCTACTGAACAAAAACTTTGGATCAAAAGTGCTTGCTAGCTTTTCACTGTACCGATCAGCCAAAAATGCTTTGACTGATTCTTCTGTCACAGACTGCACGCCGGTAACAACGCAGCGCGTTTCATGCAGGCCAAGTGCCTCAAGCATTTTGGCGGGCATTTTGATGTCGGTGTTGACGATGGGTGATAGTGTCATTCCTACATTTTACCAAAACGCCAAATAAATGCAAACAACAATCTACAAGCCCGAAGACGAGCAAGAGCTAATGGCAACGCTGTGGTCACCAGCGTTGGCTGACGATCCGGAGGCGTTTGTGTTGTTTGCGTTTCCGTGGGGGAAAGAGAACACGCCGCTGGCGAATTTCAAGGGGCCAAGGAAG